TTGTGAATCGGCTCTTGTACATCATAAAAGATTGAAAGACAAAACGTGGCAAGTTGCTCATAAAGTAAGAGATAGAGACTTTCAGACGATGAAATTGAGAAGAGAGAAGAAGCTATTTTGGGGACACAACTTTGAGCTTGCTACTGACTTAGGAAAAAAGAGACTCAAAAAACTCGGAGAACTGACATGAACGATACAGCTTATGTACCTAAATATACAGGTCAGAGATATTATGACACTCACTATAAGTTTGTCATTGAGCTGTTGAAAGCAGCAGGCATTGAAGTGAAGCTCTACCGAGATAAGAGAAAAGGACGAGGTTTTGTCATGCACTATAGAGATAGAAGCATCCTCATTGATTTTGGCGATCACCTCATTGTGGCTGATGATTATTCAAAGTATGATGTTCAGTTCAGATTTCATTATTCTTATAAGAGACACAAAGAATTGAAAAATACTTTTCCATTAACTCCGATAAGCTTCTACGATTGGACTGAATACTTCAAGCTTGAGAAGATGCTCAAATACAATGCAAGCGGGATGATCCTCAGCAATCAGAGACCTGGAGCGGCAGCACTTAAAAGAAGAAAGCTTGTTCAATACAGGTTGATTGATTGGTTTGGTGGTCAGATAGATACTTCGTTCACAAACAAAAAAGCGTTCTGGAAGAAAGTCAATAAGTGCCTTGTTTCTGTATGTGTGCCTGGTGCTAGAAATGACATTCTGGACAGAGGCCAGTTTCAATATATGGCGTTCGGAGCTTGTACTATCTCACCACAGCTTGACATTGTTTTACCGTACTGGAAAGAGTTAAAGCCAGGCGTTCATTATATTGCTTGCAGAGATGATTACTCTGATTTACTCAGTGTAATAGAGCAGTGTATTAACGACAGAGATGCATGCATCAGAATCGGAACTCAAGCAAAAAAGCTATTCAAAGACTACTGCACACCGGCTAAAATAGTTGAATGGATGAATAAATGCCTGGAGAGTGTATGATGAGAAAAGAGCTAGAAAAAATCAAAAAGAAAATATTCGGAAGGAAAAAACTTATATTGCAATCGACTAAAAATGATATCAAAAACGGCAGGATAGTTCTTTCTAGTCCTGACAGCAGCATCACTGCTCTTGTCTCCTTTGGCCCGCTCAGCAGGATGCTCAACTACAGACAGGGACTTAGAAAATATGCTAGAGTCATGAAGAAATCTACTGTTGCTGCAATCGGTGTCTGGCTTGGGAAAAACTTTACTTTCAAAGGTACTCAATATTACCATAAAGAAGAGAGGTTTAAACAAGAGCTTGAGGTTTTCTTCACAATTAAATCAGAATCAGTTCTTTACGATGATGGCAAAAGAAAGTTCGTTGTCTTTGAGGTTAAAAAGAAATGAAGGTAGTAATTTGTGGGATGCACCGCTCAGGAACTTCGATGGTTACTGGCCTGCTCCAGTTGTGTGGCCTCTACCTCGGTAATAATCTTCTCAATGGATTGAGAGATAATCCGAGAGGCCACTTTGAAGATAGAGAATTTCTCGGATTAAATATTGAAATCCTAAGAGCAAACAAAACAAGCTGGCGGCAATGTAAACCTGTGAGCAAAGCCCCCCAATGGTTGATTGAGAAAATGAAGCAATTTGTTGCAAAATGGCCTAGGGATAGAGCAGTCGGCTGGAAAGACCCAAGAGCCTGTCTCACTTTAAAATTCTGGCAGCAAGTTGTAGAGCCAGAAGAACTGAAAGCCATTCTGGTCTTTAGACCATTCGTAGAAGTGGCTGTGAGCTTGAAAAAACGAAACAAGTTTACAGTTCAGAAATGTAGAGAGCTATATAATTTCTACTGCTCAGAAGCCGAAAAGAATATAAAAGATTTACCTCATATTAGAACGTACTATCACAACTACTTCTCTGATTGGCAGTCAGAGCTTGAAAAAGTTTGCAGCTTCTTAGGCTTGAAGAGGCCTGATAATACTGAGGTAATAGAAGAATTTATCGATGCCTCACTTTGGCATCATCGGGAGCGGTTAAATGAATATAGCTAGGGCAAGACAGTCATTAGAAGCTGTACCGGACTTATTAGATTATAAGAGTCTGCTTTATATTGGGGCAAGTAAGGCAAGGACTGAGATGTTATCATATTTCATAAAGAAGAATTACGAAATAACAATCATAGAAGCTTGGGCGGAAAACGTGCTTTACTACAGACAGAATTCAAGATTCAATATCATTCAAGCTGATGTAAGAAATGTGAACAAAATACCGCTTGCAAATTTTGATGTCATTATGTGGTGGCATGGGCCTGAACATGTAGAGAAAGATTTATTACCTGGTATATTTAGTGAGCTGTTTAAGCATACGAAAAGAGTTCTCATACTTGCCTGTCCGTGGGGGCAGTATATCCAACAAGCTGTGAAGGGCAATCCGTATGAAGAACATAAAAGCCATCTGTATCCAAAGTATTTTAAAGAGCTTGGTTTTAAGACCTCGACTCTCGGCAGGAAAGACCGCAGGGGTTCAAATCTCATAGCATGGAGAAGACATTGAAAAGAGTTGCATATCTGCATCCTATATTTTTGACAAGCAGAGTATCAGATAGAGTCAGAAACTTTTTTCGCTCTGTGAAGCGGATGCTCGATTTCAATGTCATCTATTCTGAACATCTCACTACTGATGCAAAATCAGCAGATATTGTCTTCATCTATGCAGGCGTCCATGGCAAGGAGCTGCTCTCTGAATCTTTGAGTCTTAAATCACCAAAAATAATCTACCTTCTAACCGGTGCTCACAGCTTCAAAGAGCAGGTGATGAAGCCAATAGCAGAGAGGGCAGACCTGCTGCTTGTGACTTATTTCAATCATTTTAGCTTGAGATTTCCTAAATATAAAAAGAAGTTCGTATTCTTTCCTTTATACTTCGCACCACACAGCAGATATGCAAAATTGGAATTGCAAGAAAAGCCAATATTTAAATGCTTATTGACCGGCCATAAGTCACCGAAGCTGTATCCGATTAGAAGGAGAATAATTGATACGATTGCGAAAAAACCACGCTATCAAAAAATGATTGCAGTAATGAGACATCCGAGATGGCATGACCCTTCCTCATTGAAGAATTGGGAGATTGAGGCTTGCATCAATAAGAGCTATGCAGAAACGTTGAATAAATATTTCTGTTCAATAGCTACAGATTCAATCTATCATTATGGCCTTGCTAAATACTTTGAAATCCCCGCAGCCGGCTCTCTTCTTCTTGGTGTCAGAACTCCTGATATAGATAGAGCAGGTCTTGTGCCATGGGCTCATTATATACCGATATCGGAAGTCAACATGTTTGCTCAGATTGAGGCTGTACTAATAGAGCCGCATGCTTTTTCAGATATCAGAAAAATTGGTTGCTCATGTGTCAGGCATAATCACAGCGTAAAAAATAGAATCAGGCAGCTGCAGGCTTTGATTGAGGAGAGATTATAAATGTCTTATACTGGGCTTCTGATTAATACCTGCGATATCATACAGAGGACGTTTGACAAGTGGAACGAGCCGACTGAGACTGTACAGAGCAATATTAAATGCAGGTACATGAGACACCATAAAGTTGTAAGAAACATTGAAGGAGAAGAAGTCCTGAGTACAGGCAAGTTCTTTTTTGATGCATCTGTAAATATAAGCCATGAGGATATTATAAGGTTCAATGGAATCAAGTATTCAGTCATTGAGGTGAGAGAGGTGCAGAACTCAGCAGCTCTGCATCATACAGAGGTTTATATCAAATGAAGAAAAAGACAGGATTCTACATGGATTTTTCAGAGTTCGATAAAGGCTTTGAGAAGTACCTGAAGAAGCATAAGACTGAATCAGCAGCAGCACTTCAAAAAGTCGCTGCTTTTGTGCTTGCAGATGCTGTGAATGAACAGCCGACTGTGCCGAAAAAAACAGGTACACTCAGAAGAAGCCAAGCAATTGGCAAAGCTCAGATAGGAAGAAAGGGTATCAGCATTGTCTTTGGCTTCAATACTGAGTATGCAGCAAGACTGCATGAAGCACCATCGAACTGGAACTGGTCAGAGCCGGGCTCGGGGCCGAAGTACTTGCAATCAAAGCTTGAAAGAAATATGAAAAAATACATG